TGCAGGATGTTGCCACCTATGCCAGTGACGGTATTGCTTCTGAGCTGTCTATTGCAATTGCAAAATTACCGCGCAAGGAACAAGAAAAAATACTCAATGCCATCCGTGCATTAACTGAATAATCCATAGAGAGCTGTTCCGGCAGCTCTCTTTTTTATTCGCCAGATTGCGACTGACTTCGACAACCACTTTATATTATACTCGTTCTAACAGAACTAGTAACCCTTTCCGCAAGGGCGGTTCTGCGTGCTGTGGCCACGGCAGAAATACACCAAAAAAGGAATGAGTATTTATGAAAACAATGGAACAACTTTTGGAGCAGTTCACAAGCCGGACGATTTTGGATCAGATGGCAGATCTGTTCCGAGAAAAAGACAAAGAGTTCTTTGGTGATGAGGTGCGTATGCTCACAGCGGTAGCAACGCTCAAAAAAGAACTCCCTGCTGACTTCTCCCCGTCGGTCGATGAATGCATCCGGGCATACGAACTGGATATGTTGACCCGGATTGTGTATGCGGGCTACAATGGGTTTCAGATAAACCTTGCCAATTTCCGCGCACCTTTTGGCATTGATTTTACCCGTATGGAGTTTTTTGACATTGCCAAGGAGCATATCATTGGGCATTTCCCGGAGAACTACGAAGCAAACGCAGTCATTGAAGCCTTTTATAAAGCTCTGCCGGACGAGCTTCAGGAGTATCACAGCCACATCAGTGAGTATTACACCCACTTTGAGTGTGCCGGTCCCAAGTTGGCTCACTATACCGGTTATATGATCGGTAATCGTCTGCTCCCCTGGGTCGAGCCGGGATATCGTGTGGATACAATCCAAACGATGAAATACGAAAGAGAAATGAAAAAATACTGCGGGTACTTACCCATATAACGCAAAAATGCCCCCAAGCAAAACCGGTAGCAAACCGGTAATGCTTGGGGGCATAGATTAATTAGGGATCTTCAATTTCCAACCGGAGTAGATGGTGTTGGACTTGAGTCCGTTCAGTTCCTTGATCTCCGGATACCGGGAGCCATTGCCCAGGTACTTCTTGGCAATATCCCAAAGGGTATCGCCCTTGACCACGGTATGGATGCGGTAGGTTTCCTCGGCCTGCTGCTCCACCGGATAGATGGCTACACCATCATTGGTGAAGACAAAAGTGCCGGGGTTCTTGTCAGCAGCATTCTTGGCATTGGCAAGGATGCGGTACGCACCGATCTGGGACTTGCTGTCCTTCCAGCTCTTCCGCACCCGGTAATAGCCTTCGGTCAGTTTCTCGGGATAGGTGGCCGGTTTAACGGTGGTTTCCGGCTCACTAGGAGCAGTTTCCTCCTCCTTGTCCTCTGCGGACAGAAGGACTCTGACAGCCTCCCGGAAGGTGTCCATAGACTTGCCGTGCTTGGGGAACCAGTGCATCACGTCACCGTGATTGGAAGCGATGCCCCGGCGGTAACCTTCAGAGTGGCAGATGATGTCCTTCTCCGTCAGATTATAGAGCTTACAGAGATACACGCAAAGCTCTACAGCCTCCTGATAGACCTTGCCGAAGTAGGTGGCATCAGCCAACCCATCCTCGCAGATCTCAAAGCCAATGTGGGTGTTGTTGGCAGAGCCACCGGCGTGCCAGCCCCGGTGATCCCAGGGCAAAGTCTGATAAGTAGCAATGGTGCCGTCCTTCAGCTTGCCGATGAAGCCGTGGACGCACACCTCTCTGCCGCCGGGATGGTAGGTATTCCAATGGTTGTTGTACTGGTTCACGCCCAGCAAGCCATCATCGGGACCCACATACCGGCGAAGGTTGGGGTTATTGGCACCGGTGGAATGCACCATAATGCCCTTAACGGTAATCTTTCGACCTGCCTTATAACAGGCATTCTCGGTAAAGATCAGCTTATGCAGATTCATATTATTTGTCCTCCTTGGTAGTGGTATTGGTCAGCTGCTTAACCACCTGGTTGGTACCGGTGGCAGACAGACCGCTGGCAGAACCCAGCACGATAGCAACCAAAAGGTTCTCGGTGCCCATTACACCGGGAACACAGTAAAATGCCACCACACCGCAGATTGCGCCCAGTACACAGGCGATCAGCGGAATGAACCGCCGGAACTTCTCATCACCACCCATTGCGGTCTTGACAATGTCGATGATGGTGTACACAATTGCCGCCAGTGCGGGGATCGTAGTAAAACTGGTCATAAAAACTCCTCCTTATTTGTGCGCTTGTTTGTTGATGTGCTTTTCGATTTGGTTAATGGCATCCGTCACAGGACCGTTGCAACCCTGTTCTTTCAAGCCCATAAGGCAAGCAAGTACACCGTGTACCAGCACGGTCTGCTCTTCCTTAATGGCCTTGATGTCCTTATCCTGCTTTTCCTGCTTCAGAAACCATTTGTGGATGGCGAAGATTGCCCCAAACACTACGCCCAACGCAGTGATGGCAGCAGCCAAGGCCGTAATATTGATTTCCATTGGCGTTTCCTCCTTTTGATTTTGGGTATGAAAATAGGCACCCCCAGCGGAGTGCCTAAAATCATTATGTGAGCCATTCCGGTTTGTCCGGTATGGTTTGGGTTGGTGTTCCGTCCAGCCAGCCACGATACCAGTCCTTCAGTTCCTGCCGCTGGCTGTCCGTGAGGGTGTCATACCAAAACTGACCACGATTGATCACAGAGAAGCATTCCTGCTCTCGGAGTAACCGGTAGTCGGCAATTGCCTCCGCTTGCAGCAGAGCAGTTTCCTCTTCGCTGTCAAAGATCGGCACTCCATCTATCACTTTGTAAGCAGAATAATGCTCTGCAAAATGGGTAGGATCTGCCGGCTCCGGAATATCGAAGCCGCCTACCAGTTCACCCACCCAGGCAAAACTGGCAATGTAGCATTTATCGTTCAGTAATACCTGCATAAAAGCCTCCTTAGTTGATGCCGTACACATTCGTGATCACACCGGCATAGCTACTGCCGCCATATGCAAGAGTCACCGTAGAACCGGAATACGAAAGGTTAAAGGTTAGATAGTTGGTTTCGTCCGCCACCTGGTACTTTGTTGCTGTGGTAGTCAGCTTTGCCTTGGGTACTGTCAACGAAATCAAGCCTGCCGACGACTTTGGCTTTGCGATGATAACATAGAAATTGTAATTGCCGTAGTTAAAGGTGGTCGATCCGGAAGACAGCGAACCACTGTACAGGGATGTTACGGACACACCGAGGTTCGTCCGGGCTGCTGCCGCCGAAGTCGCACCGGTGCCACCATTGCCAACCGGTATGGTCGAGCCGGAATGATACACCGAATAACGGGTTCCGGGGTGGGTAGCCGTTGCGCAGTTGGGTGTAAAATAAAGAGTCCCGTTGTAAGCATAGAGACGGTCAAACGCAGTGCTGCTTCGATAAAAATTGATACCTTCTCCCGCCGAATCCACAGCGTCCCCGAAATACATAGCATTAACACCTATGATGTCGGAGTTAGCAAGGCTTAGACCATAATTGCCATCAACTTTGTACTGATTTCCTGTAGTGGTTACGCGGCTAGGTGTAATTGCCTGACCGCCCACGATGGCCGTTGCTGCGGCCGCAGCCGTTGATGCCCCCGTACCACCTTTCTCAACTGGAAGCGTACCAGCGATGTTTGCCACCGGAAGAGATCCGGACAGCGATCCTGCCGACAGCATTCCGGTTACCTCCACGGCACCATCCACAACCGCGTCTCCTACAACATGAAGGGCGGCTTCCGGCTCCGGAGTGTTGATGCCCACCTTCTTCTTTCGCAGTGCGATTAGAGGTGTGCCTTGAGGGATAACATAGTACAGATCCAAAGAGGACAGCGCGTTTAGTTGATCCCGCACCTGCAAATGAAAGTCATACGAAGTATTGGCATCCAGGGAACATAGCTCCAGATTGGAAAAGCTGAAGTTCGTGCCGCTTTTGGTGGTAGTGGATAGGATACTTGTGTAGGAGCCATAGCTCGTCTCGCTCGTTGGCTTATATCTGTAACGGACATACAGCAGGCTGTTGTTTTCGGTTGTGGATGGCTTTATAGAAGATATACTGCCATTAAAAATGAGCTGCATTTCCGCTTCAATATCGTTGGTTCTACGCAAGGTTATCGACTTGATTTTCGGCTTTGCGTATGCCAGCACCGTGATTGTTCGGGTATAGCTCACCGGATATCCACGAGAGTCTGTTGCAGTAACCACCACATCTAAACTGCCAGATTTCGTAACCGCACCCAAATTGAGTGCAGATCCATCGGTATTGGATACAGTAACACCGTTGCAGGTGGCGGCATAGGTAACAATGGTAGCACCATTTCGTGCAGTTGCCTGGGCAGGCGTGACTTGCAGATAGGAATGTCCTTGAATGAAATATTGGTCATTCCCGGTAACCGATACTGTATTGGTTCTGCTGTCGCAATAGGAAAACGATCCCATAGACGGCCCGGAATTGGCTTCCGTGGTCTGCACAGTACCTTTCTGAACGGAGGTATTGCCGATCTGCGTTGAACCGCTAAGCGTCTTTAGCTCAAAGTTCATATCAAAGGACTTTATGGAAGCCATCGTTGAGAGCAACGTTGTTCGCTGTGCAGCCGTAAGGGTTATTGTACGATCTGCGGTGCCTTTTGCCCATCCGGTAATCCCGGAGATCGTGAGGTGCGTTGTGCCACCGTAGGTCAAGCTGAGCGTGTGGGTGTAGGCTGCTTCATACACCGTTACGTTCATCGAAATGGTCACGGTCGCCGCATCGGCAGTAACGGCCGAAACGCTGTTTACGGTTGATCCGCCCAGGGTTTTTACTGAAATTGTACTCGACTCGCCATAAACATGGTTGCTTGTTTTTCGCACCGCAACACGGACTTTATAGATGGTGTTAGGGGTAAGCCCCGTAACAGTACAACTTGCAGATGTTCCTGCAGATGCTGAGATATCGTGTCCCGTAACTCCATCATCCAAACTGTAGCTCCACTGATCGGAGGTAGCAGAGGAAGTAGCAGAGATTTTGAAACTATTAGCCGTAATATCCGAAATTGAACAGGATACGGTCGGGGCTGTCCGGTCGATTGACGTCAATGAGACATTAGAGGACCCATCAATGGTAAAGCCGTTAGAGGCTAGCTGACTTGTCTGCCAACCACGGAAATATACGGTTATAGGACAAGTTCCTGTGCCGTTATCGTTGTGAGTAACAGTAACCTCACCCCAGGGAGCAGGATCGTAACTGCCGTTGGCGCTGATTGATGTGTAGGTGTTGAGTGAACCTGGGCGGACAGAATGCGTACCCATAGTGGAGTCGAAGGTAACTACCGTTGCCCCATTAATCTGCAATGAGCCACTCAAATAGTAGGTGTATCCGTACCAACTACTGTTTTTTACTTGCACATCCGTTATCGTTACAACGGAAGTGTTAGAATACACATCGTATGTTTCTGCCCACAGTATTTTCGCAGTTACACCTTTGGTGCCGGCAATCTCAAAAGAGCCGGTTTTGCCTGTTGCCATAGCTTACCTCCTTAGTCCAGGATGACAATGTTCAAGCCGTCCGAGGCTGTCGGCATCGGTACAAACTTGGTTCTTCCCACGGTCAATTCGCCGTCCACCGTGGTTTTCTTGGTTATGGTTTCGTCCTTGTTCAGGGTGAAGATTTTTTCCTCATTGTAATAACCAGAGAATTCTGTGTTATTGATAACCGTCCGTTGAGCGGAGTCGGCATTGGACACCTCAATACCCCGGCGGTCGATCTTTACCTCTGTGGTGTAGATCTCATTGGGAGCCGGTGTCCACTTGTGGATCGTGCTGCCTTCCGCAATGATAATGTCAGAAACATAAAGGCTGGCGATCCGGTTGTAGATATACAGAATGAGCGTGCTGTCCTGCACATCCGGGATAACCCCGTGGTACTCCGTCCAGCCGAAGGTGGCAGTAGTGTTGAAGAGATAGGCATACTTATTACCGTTATACTGCACCCGGAGGTAGGAGCTGTAGCTCTTGCCGGTTTTCTTAGCCCGGACAGAAACAGCATAAGAAGTGCCGGTAACCACCCCGGTAATCGTCTGCTTCAGCGTGGAGGTTGCCCCCAACACAAAGCAGGAATCCGAGGTGGTGTTGTTTTGCACATCGGTGGAGCTATCCGTGGACACTGTTCCGGTGATTACCCAGTCATCCGTGATGCCGTTCAGACCGGAAGAATTGCGGACATAGTTAATACCACCAGCAAATTGCTCCTGGACACTAACGGACAAACCGTCCACGGTATGCTGCAGTTCGGACACCTGCTCCTGCATCTCCAGCACCTTACTCTGCTCTTCGCCCAGATCCGTGGAGATTGTTTCCACAGTTTCCGTGAGGCTGGAAACATAGCTGTTCATGCCGTCAATGGAGCTTTGGAACTCACCGAAACGAGTGGTGTGGGTGGAAACCGTCCTGCGGAGTTCTTCAATGTTGTTCTGAACTACCCAGGAAGTTCCATCCCACACCATTGTTTCCGGGGGCGTGATTGCCGTGTTGACCCACAGCATACCCACATACGGATTCTCCGGGGCGACATCATCTGTTATGACATCACAGATATTTGTGATTGTGATTTGCGCAACGCCCCGCATAAGCTTACCTCCTTACAGGGTAACGGTTACCATAAAGGTTGCCTTGGTATCTACATCCGTGTTTGCAACAGACAGGGTCTTACCGGTCTTGCTGCCGGAGGTGCCCCAAGAGGTGTCAACCGCACCGTCCTTGTTGTATTTGGTCCAGGTGTAGGTGCCCTTACCTTCCGCATCAATGACCGCACCTGCCTGGTAAACCACGGCGGTTAGCACGGTACTGCCTTGTCCGTTTTTGAACACATCACCACCGGTGGAGGTGATTACCACCTGGATGGGATCGGAGTTGTCGATGAAGGTGGCAACATCTGCAAACTTGCTGTTGTAGGTATTGGAGTCAGAATCGGAGTCCGTTGCGATACACTTAAAAACAGCATAACTGTCCACCGCAGCAGCATAAATGGTGATGGTCGCCGTGGTGGTGCCGGTGTACATACCGGTGGTATCGCTCAGTTTACGCCAGCCAACTCCAAATGAGGCATCGTAGCCGCTGGAGCTGGAGGATGTAACGGAGCTGTCCATAATCGCCCAGGCATAGGCAACATTGGTGATGTCCACCGTGCTGCCACGCCACAGCTCTGCCTTTGCGGTCAAGGTGGCGACCTCGTTATTCTTAAAAACATTACCGGTGGGGGTAGTTACCAGCAGATCCGTAATGCCGGAGCCGTTGACCACACGAGAGAAGGAAATGGTCAGCGGATGGGTGATGGACAGACCGGTAGATGCATCCTTGTAGGTAATAACACAGCGGTAGTCAATACCTGGCTGACCGGCCATAACATTGGCCTTGATTGTGAGGATGTGACTCTTCGCACCGGACAGAGCGTAGTTGCCGGAAGAGGTAATGGCGGTGGTAGAACTGCCAATATACCACTTAACCGAGGTTACCGAAGAACTGGTGATCTGATCGGTCGTAGTGCCGATCACATACAGGCTGGGCGTCAGCACTAGGTTGGTGGATGCCCAGTTGGGGGTATAAGTATCGTTGTCGGGGTTGTACATCTGGGTCTTTGCCAGATTGGAACCGATGTAGCCAGTCAGCGTTAACGCGTCATTGTAGTCAACAATGGTAAACTGGCCTTGTGCTTTACTCATATGAATGCCTCCTTAAATTAGCCGAGCAGGCTGTTTCTTGTAGTGGTATCGATAAGGTCGCAGAAGAAGGTGGCTTGTACATCCACATCCTCTGCGGTGATATCGACGGTCTTGGAGCCGCCGAAATGTGCCGCGTTCCAAGCGGCATCTGCTACGGGATCGTCCGACACACGAGTCCAAATGAACTGATTTTCGTCCAAGGTATCGGTGATATTATCATCCCAGGAAAAGACGGTCGCATAGAGGGTTGTTTGGATATTGCCGTTTTTGAAGATATTACCGTGGGTGCTGGAAATGACCAATCGGTACATTTTCTGTTCCTCAATCCCGGTAATGCGGTCACTCTGCTCCTGCACCTCTTCCGAGGTCGCATAAGCACAAAGAACAACCTCACCGGTTTCCAAATCCCAATAGGACGAGCCGTCCTGGGATTGCAGGACACCGGCTTTGATGATATTGGCAACCAGTGTACCGGAAGTGATAAAGTCGGCTACGATCTGCCCGTCTGCCGTGATGGCGGTCTCATAGGGGCCGTTATAGCCGTTGCTGCTGAAGCCCAAGCCACCCACATTCCACCTCCAAACATTGACCGCTTCCGCAATGGAAGGTGCATCCAGGATCAGCAGCTCATAAGGCTGTCCGGAATCATCTGCGGTATGCAGCACCACATAGCCACCGGTCTGTCCTGTGACGAGCCCGGTTGCTGCCTTGATTGCGGAATTCATCAGCGCCGGGAATCGGTCAACCTTCTCAACCGCCTCTGCTGCTGTTGCTTCGGCAGCGGTTACATTATTCAGCAGATTCGCTTTGGAACTGCCCAGGGTAATGGACACATATTTTTCTGCCAGAGTGTCATACACCGTGGTGATGACCTTCGCCTTTGCGGTAATACCCAGTATGCTATGCCGGATCGTGACGGTGTCGCAAAGGGACACGCGCTCTAACACAGCGGCATATTCCGGCTGTTTCCACAACGGTTCAAAGGAAACCGTCAAGGTGGGGATTGCTGTACCCAGGGGATTGTTTCGCAGATAATTATTGGCATAGGCACGAAGCCCATCAATTGTCACCGGGGTTTCTGTACCGAAGTATTCGGTAAAATCCTTAATGAGGGTCTTTCGCTGCACTAAGGTAGTATCGGCGATGGGAATCAGCACCTCTGGCAAGGTAACTGCCACCTCCGTGCCGTCCTCGGCGGTCAACACCGCATAAGGCAGCAGATCCGTATAAGCACCGGAATTGTCATCATCGTGTTCCAGGGCGGTGAGGTTCTTGCCATATTCGATTACGATCCCAGTCTGCCGACCACGCCCTTGGTGATGGATGACCTTGAAGTTGTCCCATTCATACTCGCCACCCCACAGATCCAAAAAAGAGCCGGCCACGCCACCCAGGCAGGCACGGACACTTTGGGGTTTGGTGACAGAGAACGCCTTGGGGGTGGAATAGTCGGTTTGGCAGGTGAAGTTGTGGGGTGTGGCGGTATTCTGAAAGATATGCTCCATCGCCCTTGCCGGGGAAACGGACTCGCTGACAAATTGCAGTGCCGCGATGCTGGACAGATCGTAGCTGATATGCTGGGCATACACCGTGATCTGCCCGTTGATGGGTGTAGAAACGCGGTAAATGCGGAACACCTGGTCAGCAGCCGTATCGTTTGGCTTTGCTTTGACCAGGCGTTCCTTTGCGATTTCCTTGTATAGGCTACCGGTTACAGGGTACTTAAATTGACACTCAAAGGCACCGTTGCGCTCCTCGGTGACCTCGCAAAAGGTGCATTCCCGGAGAACGCCAATGCCATAGGTATCGAAGTTGGTTGCGTTGGCACGAAACAGTACGGGGATCATAAGGTCACCCACCTTGGAATTAAGTCAATCCTCGATACTTCTCCTGTGAAGGAAATGGTGTTCTTGCCCCGGTAAAGCAAGGGAAAACCAGTTCCAACCACCTTGTCGTTCTGCGGCTCTGTACCCTTGTAGAAATTCATAAGGTTGGCGTCCACCTCGATATAGGTATCGATGTCCGTGAAACTCCAGGTGGCGTTTTTACCGCTGCCCTGGATAGTCAGTGTAATGTCACCGGACCCGTAGATTTTCATATAGGGCTTGCTGGCAGTAATATAGGGATTGGTTACCGCAGTACCAGAGGCAGTAATCGTTTGGAAACGAGACCCTGCGAGGCTGTATCGGAAGGGCAAGCAGGAGAAGCTGATGGTAAACACACCAATGCGGTTCAGTTCATCCTCAATATCCAGCTTTCCGGCATAAACCGCTTGCCGGAAGAACTCTGCATCGTAGGTGTCTGTCAGCTCATGATACCGATCCGGCTCCTCATACAGCCATTCCTTCACAGCCAGTATTTTTTCTGCCAGCTCCTGCGTGGACTTTGCGGGCAGAAACACGGAATAGGTCACTTGCACATTGGGATACCTGCCCGGACCGGCAATGAGATCACCGTCTCTGCCGGGGATCTCCAAGAAATCCACCTCGTACTTAGGAGCAGAGAATACATCCTTACTCTCAATACGCAGGCCCATATCCAAAGAACTGGTGCCGTTATATTCAAAATAATTCACGCAAAAACCACTCCTTTCCGCTTTGCGAACTGTCCGGCAGTTACCAGCACCTCATTGGTAAGCTGCTGAATATCCTCGTTTGTGTAGTTGTTAAAGGTGGCAATGTTCAGCACCAACTGCAACCCGGTAGGAGCAGTCGCACCGCTTGCCGCCGATTTTACGGATGCGCCAATGTTTCCATCAACGGTGAAGTCAGTAGGCAGTGCGGTTTCCATATCCTCTGCCAAACCGTGCATAACATCGTTAATGTCGGCACTCATTCCCTCTGCCGCCTTGACAGCATCCTTGCCGTTATCCTTGATGGAGCCGGCAAGACCGTCCACCAGCATCTCACCGATCCATCCCATCTCCTTGGAAGGCGATGCGATACCGAAGAAATCGCAAATGCCATCCCAAATGGACGAAATCCAGCCGGACACCTTGTCCCACAGCCAAGAGGCAAGAGACTGAATGCCCTGCCACAAGCCTTTAACCAGATTGACACCGACCTCTGCCATCTGCGACACGCCCTTGGCGAGCGCTTCGACGATGCCCGTGATGATTTGGGGAATCGCCTTCACAATCTCGATGATGATGGTAGGCAGATTCGTAATAAGAGAGGTCAGCAGCTGTATGCCGGCTTGGATGATGAGGGGGATGTTATTCAAAACAGCATTGATGATGCCGGTAATAATATCCGGAATGGCACCCACAATGGTAACAATGATCTGCGGCAGAGCCTTCACAAGGGAAATCAGCAGATCAATACCTGCCTGGATGATTTGGGGAATTGCCCCAAGGACAGCAGTAATTATACCCTCGATAATTTGGGGGATTGCTTCAACGATAGCTGTGATGATTTCCGGCAGTGCTGCCACCAGGGAGGTTATCAGCTGTATGCCGGTTTCGATGATTTGTGGGATGGCATCCAACAGGAATGTGACGATTCCAATAATGATTTCCGGTAGCGCCGCAATCAAAATCGGTAGCGCATCCAAAATACCCTGAACCAGTCCCATCACCAGCTGTAAAGCAGCATCCAAAATCATCGGCAGATTCTCAATGAGGGTCTGCACGATCTGAATGACCACCTGGATAATAGTAGGAATCAGTGTAGGCAATGCCTGTGCGATACCGGTTGCCAGAGTGACAACAGCCTGCAAAGCGGCATTGAGCAGCATCGGCAGGTTGGCAAGAATGCCGTTAACCAAAGCCAACACCAACTGCAACGCACCCTCTGCGATTTGTGGTAGTGCCTCGATCAGCCCTTGCAGCAGCATAAAAACGATCTGCGAAGCGGTATCGATGATGGTAGGCAAATTCTCCACAATGGCTGTAGCTAACGAGCCAACGATTTCACCGGCGATTTCCATCAGCTCCGGCAAAAACTCCATAATCATATCCAGCACCTTGGGGAGCAGTTCGCCGATGACATCACTCATTTTGCTGATGTCGCCATTGGCATCCAGAATACCGTTGGTAAACTCACCCAGCAGAGCATTGCCTTCTGTGGCAAGGTCTGTAAGTACCGGCAGAAGAACTGTACCCAGTGCATTCTTGGCTGCGGTAGCGCCAACATTGAGGTACTGCAACTGATCGTCCAAAGCACCGTAGGCATTCAGCATTTCATCGCTGACCACATATCCGGCAGCGTGAGCCTGTTCGCCCAGCTCCGTCATTCGCTCCGCACCGGCTTCGATCAATGGGTTCAGTTCCTGTGCGGACTTGCCAAGGATCTGCATTGCCAGGGCATTGCGTTCGGTTTCATTTTCCACCTTGCCCAGAGCATCGATGACCTCCCAGTAAACGGTGTCAGAATCACGCAGAGAACCATCTGTGTTGGTGACCTGTACGCCCAGCTTTTCATAAGCCTCCACAGAAAGCTTTGTGCCGTCCTGCACCGCTTTCATGGACTTAATCTGCTTGGCCATAGATTTGGTCAGTGTATCTGTGGAAACATCAACCAGCTCGGCTGCGTACATGTACTCCTGCAGTTTATCGGTTGCAATGCCGGTGACGGTGGACTCTGTCAGCACCGTATCCGCATAAGCGGCACCGGCAGTGGTCATTTCCACCAGTGCCTTTGCGCCGGCAATTGCGGCAGCGGAAACAGCAGCAAAAGCCGCTGTCATTGCGGCACCCGCCGTTTTACAGATATCCCCCAGAACCTGAAAGCCTTTACCGGCTTCGTCCGCTTCTTCCTCGGCTTCATCAATCTGATCTGCCATATCGTCAGCCTCGTCACCGGTATCATCCATCTCATCGCCGGCATGATCCAAGGCTGTGGTCGTGTCCTTCAGTTGGCGCTCCATATCCAGCAAGGCTGCTTCCGCATTATTCAGCTGAATCTGCCAGGACTGGGTTCTGCGGTCATTTTCTCCGAAGGACTCCTGGGCATTGGCAAGTGCGGCACGGAGGGTTTCCACCTTCTGTTTCTGCGCATCCACTTGTCTGCCCAAGGCTTCCTGACGAGCTGTCAATGCTTCTACGGAGTTGTCGTTCTTGTCGAACTGGGCGGTGACCAGCTTCATTTCCGAGCCGAGGACCTTGAATTCCTGATTGATGTCCGCTATGGATTTCTTAAATTCCTTCTCGCCCTCAAGACCGATTTTTAAGCCAAATTCATCTGCCATTTACACCACCTCCTTGTATTATTAAATCGTAGTTTTAGAGTCCCTAAACAGGGATATATGCTACACTGTAAGGGATGCTGTGGATCGGTATTTCACCTCCTACCGCATGACGGTTTAACGAAGGCTCCAACCACAGCCCTTTACAGTATTGTTAATCAGTTAGATACCGCCAGACGGTTTATGTGGAACAAGGTTACAAGAGTAAAGTGTCCTGTGGAACCAGCATCAAATAGACATACCGGAGGTATTCATCATGATTTGTGTGGGTATTGACGTTGCCAAAGACAAGCATGACTGCTTCATCCTCAGCTCGGAGGGTGAAGTCCTGGCAGATGTATTCACCATTCCAAACAATGCAGAAGGTTTTGATACCCTGCTGCAAACCATTCGCCGCTGCACTTGTCCGGCAGAGAAAATAAAGGTAGGACTTGAGGCTACCGGACATTACAGCTACAACATTCTCGGATTTTTGCTTAACAAAGGTCTGCCAACCTACGTTATCAATCCGCTGCACACCAACCTCTACCGGAAAAGTCTGACCCTTCGAAAAACCAAGACTGACCGGATCGATGCACGAACCATTGCGACTATGCTAATGTCTGATGTGGACCTCAAGTCCTACACAGACACATCATATCACAACGAAGAGCTAAAGTCACTAACCAGATACAGATTTGACAAGGTCCGTGAGCGAGCCAAGCTGAAGCAGTCTGTTTCTCGTTTAGTCACGATTCTGTTTCCCGAACTGGAAAAGTTGGTGCCATCGCTCCATATGACTTCTGTTTATACACTTCTTGGTGAGTTTCCGGGTGCTTGCCAGATCGCCGATGCACATCTGACACACTTGAAAACTGTGCTTTACGAAGCCTCCAAGGGACACTACGGAAGGGATATGGCTGTAGAAATCCGAGATGCTGCCAGAAATTCTATCGGCTCTAGAATGCCAGCCAAGTCGTTGGAACTGAAGCATACCATTCAACTCATCCGGGAGTTGGATGCAGAGATTGAAGAAATCGAAAATGAAATCAATTCAATCATGGACGAAGTCCATTCACCTATTACAACTATTCCTGGCATCGGCACTCGCATGGGAGCGATGATTCTGGCTGAAGTTGGTAACTTCCATAACTTTGATTCTGCTGATAAGATTCTAGCCTACGCCGGATTGTCTCCGTCGACCTACCAGTCAGGACAGCTAACAAGCAGCTACTCTCATATGGAGAAGCGAGGTTCCAGATATCTGCGCTATGCTATCTTTAACGCAACCAAATATGTCTGTATGTGGGATCCAACATTTAGCGCATACCTGGCCAAGAAGAGGGCTGAGGGCAAACATTATAACGTCGCCATATCTCATGCCGCCAAGAAGCTTGTAAGGCTAATCTACGCCATGGAAAAGTCAGGTCAGCCGTACAGGCCGGCTACCTAACCAATACAACAATCTTTTCTCAGAGCGCCGTAAACGACGCTCTACTTGTCATGTCGTTTTTGTGATAGTAACTTTTCCACGTCATCTTGAAATTGGGACTTGACTTTTAATAGTTAGTCTTCGTTAGATTCCGTCCGGGATAATATCGTCAATGAAGCGTTCCCGTTTTGGTTTGCAGATGCCGGAATACTGCTTATGACATTCCCACAGATCTAAAAGAAGGCCGAAGCACATAAGGTCCACCTCATCCTGGGATAGGTGGAGATGGGCTAATCCGTAATATAAAAGTCGAGTAAATAACTCCTCGTCACTTACTCGACTGCCGCGTTTTTTGTGTCCGCCTCACTTTCGATATTCCGTTTAGTACCCTTGTACAGAGCTTCGGTGATTGCTGCCTTGTAGGTAGCCAAATCTGCCGGGGCCGTCAGCAGCTCCACCAGATCCTCGGTCAGCAGTTCCCGGGGTTCGTCCCGGTGTTTGATATTGTGAATCAGGATCGGCTGATTGGCAAGCAAGGTAATCAGCCAAACAAGCTCACCGAGTGCCATTTCAAAGTTCTCCGACTTCATCAGCTTATCGCCCAGGTTCTCTAAGCCACCGTAACGACCAGCGATCTCCTTGGTAGCCTTGGTGGTCAGCAGCAAGGTGTATTCCTCACCGCCGATGAGAATTTTTGCAGTACGGTTATCCATTTGTTAGCCCTCCTTATTCTGTGGTCTGTGCGGCATAGGTAGGTTCATAGACCTCTTTATACCAGTTGGCGATCGTGCCGTTGGTTACCGTGGGATCGCCCTCGGTAGCCTCCACCTTCCAGGGATGGCGGTTCTTTGCGTCCACCTTGTTCCGGCGGAGAATCGTACCCTCGATAGTGGGAGTGTTAAAGGTGATGCTGTCGCCTTTGGTAGCAAGGGCAGTAGCAGGGATACCGAACACCACACGGTACAGCCAAAAATACTTGTATTTGCCGTTGGACTTCTTGGCACGGAAGCCAATAGCAACAGGAGTGCCACCGTCCTCTGCGGTAGCCACCACGACACCGTTGGCATCAATGGTTGCGCCGGTAAGGTCGGATGCGACACCGCCTCCAATGTCATCCACACCCAAGGAAAGGGTGCCGGACTTAAATTCCTTTACGATTTCCGCAGCACCGTCATCTGCATACAGAGTTGCCTCTGCCAGCTCCACAGACAGATCTGCGGTCATTGCCTTTGCCAGTTGCACCGGGGTTGCGTAGGTTTCATTACCTTCCTCATCCTCGGTGATCTTGGCGTAATACAGTTTATCAAGACCAATTGTGGCCATAGTCATTCCTCCAATTCCGGCGAGCCGCCGGTGGCAATACGTGCACCAGCAAATATGTTGATGCGTTCTTGCCGCCCGCGCTGACTGCCAATATAAATCTATAGTTCGTATGCTTGTGCCACATCCACCACATAGTGGAAGTAGCCGGTTTCGGTTTCATAACCGATGTATCTGCGGTCAGTTATTGTGAGATCCGCTGCCAATAGAGCCTTCACAACGGCGTTCTTTTCCTTTGTGTAGCTACCTTGGCAGTACAGAGAAATGCGTGCTTCCTGCACCTCCGCACCGGGAGCGTTATCTGCGTGGACTTCAAAGGTGTCTACAATCGGCACCACCACGATATACTTTGCAGGTGCTTTCTCCGTAAATACACCGGTTTCCATAGGGATATCCAGTCCGGTAAGGGCGGTCTGGACGTCAGCCAAAATACTCATAGTTTACCGATCTCCTCTTCCATTTTTTGCACCATTGCATTTCTGCAGGCAGATTTGGAAGCACTCTTGGCTGGCTTCAAAAAAGGTTTTGCAGGCTGACCGTGCTTTCCATATTCCAGGATGTTGGCAATTTTGGCATTGCTGCCGCCGTCCCGGCGAGGCTCGGCAAAACCCAGCTTAATATTGTGGTTGCCGTCCCGGTCAACCTTTGCCGGTGTAAGGCCGAGAGCGCCCTCCAGTTCGCCGGTGGAACGGGAGTCGTATTTGGTGCCGGCTCCCACCACCGAGGAGAGGTTGCTTTTGGTACGGGCAAGTACCACCTCACCACCGGCTTCCAGGACAGATTCCGCTATAGTGTCGAAGCGGCTACCCAGCTTGGACATTCGATCCAAAAACTCCTCCGGCATCTTGATATCAACTTTTGCCACTGGTAGCCACCACCTTCTTTGCAAGCACCTCCGTGTACATCCCGCGACCTTTCACATTCTCCACAGAGGTAATGTCGAAGGTCTCACCGCCCGTCATAATAACGTGGTCGGTGGTAACGGTTACCCCCGGTATGGCACGGAAGCGGAACAGATCGGTTGCTTCGGAGAAGGCGGCAAGGTTTGCCCATCTTTGAGATCCGTGCCGTCCTTCCCGGTATGCCCGTACCGAAGCAACCGCATCATAAACCGTGGTTGCGAAGCCTTCCTCATCCTTGCTCTTTTTCAAAACAACGATGTCGATAAAGGTATTCATGTTCCCAAAGCTCATAACTACACCTTCCAGTTTCGATCCAGCCGGAGCAGCATATTTACGGTGTTCCACACCTGCTGTCCGGCTTGGACATTGTCTGCGAAGAAGCCACCGGTGCTGCCGTCTCGAGACTCGTAAAAGTGGGACGACAGCATGATAATGGCTTGCTCCGTGGTGGCCGGCATCGCATTCTCGGAATAGTAACCTTCCGGGATATGCTGATAGCTTTCCGCATAGGAAATGGCGGCGGTGATAAAGCTCTCCAGCAAGGGATCGTCAGCCTCGTGTTCCAATATTAAGTTTTGCTTGACCTTTGTCAGAAGTACGCTCATCACCGCCACCTCCTGTTATTAGGCAGTAGCCATCTGCAGGACCTTGATGGCTTCAGGCAGGATCAGCTTGGCATCCACGCGCTTGGTAGCCAGGAAGCCGACCTGACCCTTGGCTGCGTACAGCTCGTTCAGGCGGCGGAAGGTGATGCCTTCACGGTCACCGATCCAGTAGTAGGACAGATCACCAAAGGCAACGGACTTCTGGCCGGCACCGATACCGGGGAATGCGGTAGAGGTGTAAACAGGGCGACCCAACAGCATATCGGGAGTGCCTTCCTTGAGAGAGGGCTGCCACAGATACTGACCGTTCTTGTCCTTCAGCAGACGAATGGCATTGATGGTGGAATCGTTCAGCAGCCACACAGCCTTGCTACGGTAAGGAGCGCGGAGGCTGTAGTACAGATTGATGATGTCATCGGCGGTGATTTCGGTAGCGGAAGCAGCGGTCACACCGACTTCAGCACCGGTATCAGCATCCAGCAAACCGGTAGGCTTGCCGTTACCATCACCGGTAATAAAGGCAACTTCCTCGGCGTTGAGGATACGCTTGGTAAACTCTTTCTGGAAATAGCCCTCCAGATCAAAAGCAGAGTCGTTGAGCAACTCCTCAGAGATCTTGATGAGGGCGGTCAGCTTGTGTGCGCCGATGTGCTGCTGGCCGAAGGTCTCGGTGGTCTCGGGGATCTCGCCGGCTTCCTCCACCCAGTTTGCAGTACCATGGGAGGTCACAACGGGGATCTTGTGGACGCCACAGGAAGTGACAAAGGTGTGTGCCAGCTTACGAACCACCATCGCATCGTTCAGTGCGGTGATTAGGTTCTTTTCGTAGGTATCGGGCACCAGATAACCACCATCAGCGTCCACGCCAACGCTCAAGGCATTACGAACCTCAACGCTGGTCTTGTTCCGCATCTGATTCCAGAAGGAAGCCTTGTAGGTATCAGCTGCTCGGCCGGTCTTGGTGTCAGCCTTGGGGGTGGTCGCAGAAGGCTTGGTGGTAATGGGGGTGGAAGTGGGTGCGCTCATCTGGCGGTCGATAGCCTCCTGGCGCTCCATACGGTCGATCTCGGTGCTATAGTCCTGCACCTTCTTTTCCATCTGAGCGTAGGTCGCGGCATCCTCGGCGGACATCAGGCCATCAGCGTCCCGCTTGGTTTCAACGAAAGCCTTGGCGGCTTCCCATGCCTTGTTGCGCTTCTCGCGCAGTTCAGAAATAGTCATAATAAATTACCTCCAATTTTTGATGAGATTGAGCCGATCCAAAAGGTCATCGGCTTTGTGTGTACGGGTGGGTTCAGTAGGTTCGGCTGCGGTGGGTTTGGGTGCGATGCGGCACTTGGCAGCCAGCTTCTTCTTGAGGGAGTTGACTACCTTTGCTTCGGAATACAGCATAGAGACCGCAGGAGGCTCAACTGTATCCGCGGCATCACGCTTCAGGATGCCATCTGCAAAACCAAGCTCCACAGCCTTATTGGCATCCATCCAGGTCTCTGCGTCCATAAGGTGACTCAGCTTTGCCCTGGATAGACCGGTCTTGATTTCGTATGCATTGATGATGGAATCCTTCACGCTTGCCAGCATCTCGATTGCCTTCTGCATTTCCGCAGAGTCGCCAAAGGCAATCGTCATGGGGTTATGGATCATCAGCATAGACACGGGAGACATCAGCACCGTGGTGCCGGCCATTGCAATGACAGAGGCAGCGGAGGCGGCAATGCCGTCAATCTTGACGGTTACCTTGCCCGGGTAGTCCATCAGCATATTGTAGATTTGAGCTGCCGCCACACAGTCACCACCGGGGGAATTGATCCATACGGTGATGTCACCGGTGTCAGCCATAAGCTCTTCCTTGAACAGCTGGGGGGTGACATCATCGTCAAACCAGCTTTCCTCTGCGATGGTGCCGTTGAGATGCAGTGTTCTCTCCACCGGCGTCTGTTCCGCTTCCGGTGTCATCTCCGGATTCGTCTGCGCCTGGTTGATCCACTTCCAGAACTTCTTCATCGGTTTCGTTCTCCTTTCCTTCAGTTGTTGGGGTGATATTCGCAAAGGCTCCCGCGTTGCCCATAGGGAGCATATTGCCGTTAATTAGGTACAGGTCGCCGCCCTGTTCTGCAGGGATACGATCCTGATTCTCCAGCTCACGGATGTCATTGGCAGACATCCAGCCGTTCTGTCGTGCGATTGCATAGCCATTCATTCGGCTTTGGTAATCGCCCCGGAGCAGACCTTCCAAATTGAACTTCACAAAATACTCCTGTTTCTCGTCCGGAGTCAGCAGAATCCGCTGTATGGATTGCTCCCAACGGACGACCCAGGGATCCAGGGTGTATTTCACGAATTCCAGAGATTGTTGCTCGATATTAGAAAAGCTCGACTTTTCCAGGTCACCCACCATATGGGGCGGCACCCGGAAAATTCGAGCAATTTCATTGATTTGGAATTTGCGGGTCTCCAGGAACTGTGCTTGCTCCGGAGATATGGAAATGGGGGTATATTTCATGCCCTCCTCCAACACCGCGATCTTGTTGGCATTGCCGGTACCGCCGAAGGTGGATTGCCAGCTTTCCCGTACCCTCTGCGGATCTTTGATTGTACCGGGGTGTTCCAATACACCACCGGGGGCAGCACCGTTTGCAAAGAACTTGGCACCATACTCCTCGCAGGCAATTGCCATGCCTATGGAGTTCTTTGCCATTGCAATGGGGCTATAGCCCACAAGGCCGTCAAAACCTAGACCTGGGATATGCAACACATCTTCCGGTCGAAGGGTTACGGTACCACCTTGCAATGTGGGAGCATCCTCCTGGGAGGTTGTGTATTGGTAGTACAACTGACCCTTATCGTCTCTGTCCACTGTCATGCGGTTGGGCATCAGCGGATACAGTGCAATAACCTCATTCTTGCCGTTGCGAATCACCTGGGCATAGGCGTTTCCCCAAAGCAGCAGATGGGTCATAAGGGTCTCCCGGAAAATGTAAGAACTCATTTCCGGATTCGGTTCATCGTGCAGAATGCGATACAGTGGGTGGTCGAGAGCCTTTTCTTTGCCGCCGTTTTTGGTGTATCGGTAAAGATGCAACGGCAAACAGGCAATAGCTTCTGCCAAGATCCGGACGCAGGAATGCACCGCTGTCATTTGCATAGCAGATCGTTCCGTCACCGGCTTTCCTGAAGAGCTACCACCCAAGAAAAAGCTGTAGGCACTACCGGCTGTTCTGTTTGTAGGCTTGTCCCGGCTTCGGAATAAACCGGAGAAAATACCCATAAAGATTTACCTCCTTATATTGCTTGGGAGCAACGAACCTCGCACCACGAAGAGATGACCAAATGCCGGTTAATGCGGGGGCAAAAACAGGCAACCACATTGCTTCTCCCAAGAGTTTATCGAATTGACAGATACAGCACGCTGCTGTTTACGGTATTGTCCGAGGTCAAGAAATTCTCTTCACCTGAAAGCTGTCTGCGTATGCCGACTGCGAGGGTGCTTTCCGCTGTGCCGATCTGCTTGCCAGCCTCCACAAGCCGGAACTGGAACAGCAAGGGAGCAACCGTTCCGTCACCCTGTACGCCCATAAGACCGCAGTGTGTCCAGGAAAAGTCATCTTCTTCTGCAGGCTTCAGTAACGGGAGTAACCAATTGGAAAGATCCAGCAGAACATAGCCGCGCCGCCGTACCATCGTGGTGATGGGGATAATTGTTTCCAAATAACCCTCGTTGGGCATCCATTCCGGTATACCCGGGTACATATCCGAAATTGCAACATCGCCATTGGCATAAGGTGTTCCGGCTATTTCGCCATAGCCCATTTTCACAACCCCTTCTTCCGGTTCAGCATCCCAGTTGCTGGGATGTCGCCAGTAATGGGATCTGCGTCGGTGGCGCATACACACATATACGTGAAGCTCCAGCTTGCCGGTCAGCCGTGAAATGCCGTGCAGATTGATGCGGACGCTCGCATTGGTAGCATCCTCTACAGCTTTCGGTTTTTCCAGCGTGGTGTAGCACAGCTTGGCATTGTCTCGCAAATCCGCAACCTGCTCCTGGAGCTGTCCCCACACCGGAAGAGATACTTGTGTGCCGGTGTCTGCCTGTGCTGCCGGTCCCGGTTTTACCGTTCCCAAACTGCAAAGTGTGGAAGGCAGTATGTCGACACTGTTTTCGGCGGTAGCCTGTCCTCGCAAACCCACGCTGACCTTTTTTCCTGCCACAGCCAGCATCTCCGGTGGCAACACGCAGGTGTCCTCTGTCAGCCACTCACTTTCCAGTACATCAACGGTGGTCTGTCCGTTGGTAAAAACAGCTGTCTTATGGAGTCCTTCCCAATGCTCCGAAAGAGTAAAGTGGATCTGCACCACATTCACCATTCCGCAGACCAAGGTCTCCAATTGAGAAACGGCAGCATCCGCTTTATTGATTGTGATTTCTATCAAGAAGCATCACCTTCCAGTTCTTTTTTCAGGGCTTCAAAAAACGCCTTGCCTTTAATGGGGAGTCCGGCAGCAAGCCGCCGATCCTCAAAAGCAAAGCGTTTCTCTAATTGTTCAACGGAGTATTTTTTCAAAAATGTGCGCCAGGTGCGGTTGTCCCAATCTTGAAGCTGCGCCCAAAGATCCGGGAAATGCTTACGCAGTTTTCGCAGTTCATCGTAGGATTGTAACGGACAGCACCAGCAAGAAACCCGGTGGAAGATGTCATATAGACCGTCCCAATCGAAGCCTCGTTCCCGGCAGTAGGCCAAGCAGTCTGCTTCTGTCATACCCCATTCAATCAGAGGATAATTGAAGTCGTGGACACGCTGCGGTTCATCCGCCGCAATGCCCAAATACTGTACCAGCTCGTAGTCCTTTGACAGATCCCGAAGGTATCGGTCGATGATCCGTTGCTTCAGCATTGCGGTACACCACCGGTTACGAGGTCCCGGCCAACTGTATCCCTTACGCCCAAACAGCTCCGGATTCTTTCGTTTCGGCATATGCTCCAGCAGCAAATACGCAAAGTCATAATCGGACTTGAGCCGGGTGATTGGTCTGCCGATATACTTTTCCAGCTTGTCGATATGATGGTACATACCCTCAAACTCCAAGCCGGTATCGCAGAACAGAATAATGTCCACCGGCATTCCTTCCTCCAGCATCCGCAGGAGCATAGCTGTGGAGTCTTTGCCACCGGAGAGCGAAACAACGTGCAGTTTTGGTTTTTCCATTTCACTCCTCCTACAAAAACAAAATGCCTCGGCTGTCATAAACCGAAGCACTGTTATCATTACCACAGCGGATCGCACGGTCGAGAGCCATAATGGTGGCAACAGCACCGTCAATCTTTTCTGTGGACTTTTCCTTGTCTGGCTTGATATTGCCTGCCGGATCGGTACGAATAAAAATGTTATCCATCATCCACCGTAGAACCGGATGTCCGCCGTGTGCCAGTTTTTCTTCCAGCACCAGCTTCATCAGCTCCTTGGTCGGCGGGGACATATCCTTGAATCCCTGTCCGAAAGGCACCACCGTAAAACCCATACCTTCCAGGTTCTGCACCATCTGAACAGCACCCCATCGGTCAAAAGCAATCTCACGGATGTTGAACCGTTCCCCCAGCTTCTCAATGAACTTCTCTATGAAACCGTAATGGACGACATTGCCCTCGGTGGTTTTGAGATAGCCTTGGCGCTCCCAAACATCGTATGGAACGTGATCTCGTTTGACTCGCAGATCCAGATTGTCCTCCGGTATCCAGAAGTAAGGCAAAATGGTGTATTTGTCATCCTCATCCCCGGGCGGAAACACCAGAACAAACGCTGTGATATCCGTGGTGGAGGATAGGTCAAGACCGCCATAGCAAACGCGCCCTTCCAAGCCGTCCTCGTTGACAGCGAAGGCACACTTATCCCATCTCTCCATAGGCATCCAGCGGACAGCCTGCTTCACCCATTGGTTCAAGCGGAGCTGCCGAAAGGCATTCTCTTCGCCGGGGTTCTGCTTTGCGGACTCGCAGGCATCCCGGACCTTATCGATCCCCACCGTAATGCCCAGGGAGGGATTTGCTTTCTTCCAGGTCTTGGGGTCTGTCCAATCGTCCGAGTCCTCCGCACCGTAAATCACAGGATAGAAGGTGTGGTCGATTTTCCTGCCCTCGATGATATCCTTGGCTTTCTGATGCACCTCATAGCAGATGGACTTGGTATCATTGCCGGCCGTGGTGATCAGAAAGTACAGCGGCTGCATACGGGCATCACCGGAACCCTTGGTCATTACATCAAAGAGCTTTCTGTTCGGCTGGGTGTGTAGCTCATCAAAGACAACCCCGTGGGTATTAAAGCCGTGCTTGTTACCCACATCAGCGGACAGCACCTGGTAGATGCTGCCGGTAGGTTGGTAGATCAGTCTCTTTTGAGAGTCCAGGATCTTGACCCTCTTAGAAAGTGCCGGACACATACGCACCATATCGGCAGCAACATTGAAGACAATGGATGCTTGCTGACGATCGGCAGCACAGCCATAAACCTCGGCGCGTTCCTCTTCATCCCCACAAGTCAAAAGCAAGGCAACCGCAGCCGCCAGCTCCGATTTGCCTTGCTTCTTGGGGATCTCTATATAAGCAGTATTGAATTGTCGGTATCCGTTTGGCTTCAGTGTGCCGAAGACATCTCGGATGATCTGTTCCTGCCAGTCGATTAGTTCAAAAGGCTTCCGCGCCCAGGTGCCTTTTGTATGGCATAGGCACTGAATAAAATTAACCGCATAGTCAGCGGAAGCTTTATCGTAGTAAGAGCCTTTCGCCATAAATCGGGTTGGCTTGTACTTTTTCAGTTTTCTAATATGCGGTCACCTCCTTCGGGGGAATAAAAAACAGCCATTACGGCTGTAACGAGGAACAGAGCCAACCGGCTCCGTCCCTTTGTATGGTGAATGGCTAGGCTTGTGCGTCGTAGCACTGATGGATTGTATGCAGGATCTTGTCCTGCTCCGCTGCGCCAATCCCCAGGGTGTCCAAAGCTTCCCTTGTTCCGCAATCCGGACAAATCAAGGTGCTGTTATCCAGCCGGGAAAGTGCCGGATGCTCGGTGAATGTCTTTCCACACTTGGGGCAGACGGTTGGGTGCGTGTACTGTTCCTTCATAATCATTCCTCCACTTTGCTGTAGTTGTAGGCTTCGATCAAAGGCGCAAGGTCAAAGCCGAAATCGTAATACCCTTCGGCACAAACGCTGACATACATACTGCTCGGCTCACCAAGTTCCCGATCCTCGTGCATAATGTAGACGAATACCTTACGCTGACGAACTTGGCCGGATCGGCATCCGGTAATAGGAAGCTCCATCTCCTTCTTGTAGTAAAAGGTGGGGCAACCTTCGTACCGATCCAATGCTCTTTCGTCTGCCGGGGTAACCTCCCAAACGCCAACCGGCACCTCGCAGCCTTCCTCCGGCTCAATGGTGAGGTAGGATCCGGTCTTGCTGCCTTTGAACATCAGTCGGTAGTCGGGAATAACCGCCGTGCCAATGATCCGTGCGTGGGGGCAACGCATCCGCATCTGCCGGACATTCAAGTTGCTGCCGTATGCTACATAGTATCTTTTTTCCATCATTCGATCCTCCGTAAATTGTTCTGAAAGGAATGCCCTTCTACCACCTTAAGACCGCCGAAGCGGTCAAGGGGGCCAGCGCTTCCATCAAGCGGGGCGGCTTGTCCGGAAGGCGGCATCGCCGGCCAAACGCTTGGTCAGCAGTTCCCGTGCGGTTTTGAACTCGTCACCGATGAAGCCAAGCCGGAGGAGCCAAGTCCGCATTGCGTATTTGGGGTTCTCGTTCTGCTGAGGCTTGGGGCTTGCGGTGCGGACTTCCTTTGCCATTTGGCTGAGTGCCAAGCAAAGCTGAATGTAG